CCCGTCAAGACTTGGGCGACCTGTCCGAGCTGACCGACAGCATCATAGCCAACGGCGTGATGCAGAACCTCACCGTAGTACCGGGCATCAAAGACTCCAACACATACGACCGTATGCTGGACGGACGTGATGACGGAGCCATAAGGTATTCGGAAGCTTACCGCCAACACGCCATCACCCACGCCTTCACCAACAAGTACACCGTAGTCATCGGACACCGCCGCCTTGCCGCCTCCGACCTGGCGGGACTGAAAGAGCTGCCGTGCGTGATAGTCGATATGGACTATCCCACCCAGATCGCGACCATGATGACCGAGAACCTGCAGCGTCGAGACTTGACGGTCTACGAGCAGGCGCAGGGCTTCAAGCAGCTGTCCATCAACTTCGGCATGAGCGCAGAGCGTATCGCCGAAAAGACAGGCTTCTCGGCCACAACGGTACGCCGACGTCTGAAGCTGTGCGACCTGAACCAAGACACTCTCAAGGAAGTGTCCGGGCGTCAGATCAACATGACGGACTTTGAGCGCCTCGACAAAATCGACGACCCCAAGCTCCGCGATGAGGCATTAAAGGAAATCGGCACGTTTAACTTCAACAACAAGTGCTATGTTGCCGAGCAGGAGATTAAGAAAAAGAAAAAGAGGGAAGCATGGCAGAAAATCTGCAAGGAAGCCGGACTAATTGAGGTGTCCGAGAACACGGGCAACAAGAGAGACAAATACGACTATGTCGCCGGTCTTTACGGCGATACGCCCAGCCGTGAGCAGATCGAAAAGTACATTACTGACGGTCGCACGCTTTACTTCTACATCGACCGCTGGGGATACGCATACATCGTATCTCGCAAGGATGACGAAAACTCCATCACACCCGAGCAGCTGAAGAAACAGGAGGAGGAGCAAAAGCGCGAAGCCACATGCGCTGCCCTTGCAGAAGCTTTGGAGAGGGCATTCAAACTGCGATACGACTTCATCGACTCATTTACCGAGACCACGGCAAAGAAGCACGTGCCTGAGATTATGCGATTTGCAGCCCGTGTGAACGTCTGCTACGGCGGGGACTTCGACAGTGAGCTGTTTTGGAAGCTCATGGGTGGCACCGAGGAGCGGTGGGAAGAGCTTGAGGATGCAGAGTGGGACGAAGTCTACGCATCGGTCAAAGACTCTGTGACAGATGCCCCCCACTTTGCCGCGCTGGCCATGGCTTATGCCGGCTTCTGCGATACACCTAACAACCATTGCTATGACTATTGGGGCAACTATGTAAAATCACCCCAGCTGTCGGATTTGTATGAGCACCTCTGCGAGCTCGGATACGAGATGTCGGATGAAGAGAGGGAGCTGATGGACGGTACCAGCGCGCTCTACCATCGAAACGAAGCTGAGGAGCCTGCCCAGGAAGAGCCCGACGAGGAAACCCCGGAAGATGCCATCGAGGAAACTGTGGCAGAGGAGATCGCCGAGGAAATAGATGACGAGGATGAGCCGAAAACACGCTTTGATGTATTCTCCCAGATGAGCCCAGAAACCATCATGGAGAAATTCGGGTGTAATCGCACAAATGCGGTCTGTATGGTAAATACGGAGACGCCGCAAGCCATGGCGGATAGCATATACAACTGGTTCTGCCCTCCCGGCAAGAACTGTGAGCACAACGTCGACGGCGGCTGCGTCGGCTGCATCGAAGCATGGCTGAAAGAGCCCTACCAAGAAGGCGAACTAAATGGCTGAACGTAAGCAGACCGTCTTTGCTACGGACTTCACCTGCGACGGTAAATGCTCAAACTGCGGCTGTTGCTGCAGCGGGATGCTTCCTCTCTCCTCCAAAGAGGTCAAGACCATCAAAGCCTACATGAGGAAGCATCCCATCAAAGAGCAACGACATAATGCGGCGTCGGGCACCGACCTGACTTGCCCTTTTAGAGATGAGCGGAATCGGAAGTGCCTAATCTACGAAGTCCGCCCGGCGATATGCCGCACATTTATCTGCAATCAGTCTTTGCCGGAGATGGAGAGAAACAAGGCACGGTTCAACTCCATCTATGACACGGTATTCATGAGGGCGGAGTTCTTCGGGAACACCGAGGACAGAGACTGGTTCCGCGAAACCATGAAACAAATAATGCTCTGACCAGAGCACCATCAAGGAGATAACGTAAATGACCGAATTAGAAAAAGCCAGAGCCAACCGCTTTGCAGAGATTGATTTTAACAAATTGGCGGCTGAGCTTAGTAAAGATTTTGAATCACTTCACGATATTGTAAAAAACAATACTTTTAGCACCTTGCGCCAAACCCCAGCCACTGTTCTAAACCCCACCGTGAACGTTGTATTAGCACTCAACAACTTTATAAACGCTTTGCGAATTGAAGGGCGTGACATTCCATTAGTTGTCGGAGGAATCCTCGTTCTTTTGGAAACCATATACGTCCAAATGGATGAGCAAGAAAAGCTTGTCGCAGAGGCAATCAAGAATATCATTATGCCCGGCGTGACGTCGGTAAATATGAGCTATCTGGCAAAGGAAGGCAGAAAGAACGGTGGCTCACAAGTATAAAATCGGCGACCGTGTAGTATACCATGCCGTGCATTTTGGCAACAGCGAGCTGGACGGAAGGACGGGCACCATCGTGATGATAGATGACACGGGATGCCCGTACACGGTCCGTCTGGATGAGCCGTATGCCTTTAGCGTGCGCGACACACGCATCAAGGGATACACCAAAAACCACGGCCGGCTATGGTGGTGCCAGGAAGCTAACCTGGCACCATTGGAAGAGTCGCAAACCAATCAAGATATACAAGACGAAAGTGAGATAGAAGAAATGGCAAAATTCGAATGGACTAACGAGAAAGTCGAGAAGCTGAAGGAGTTTGTCAGAGCAGGCAGGAGCCGCACGGAAATGATGACTTATTTTGACTGCGACTATAAGGTCCTCGACAACAAACTGACAAAACTGCGCCAGGAAGACCCCACACTTCCCGGCGGGTACCGCAAAAAAGAAAATACGGAGGCAAAGCCTTCCGCCGAACCCGAGCAAGAGGGCGAGCTCAACGACCTGGAGCAAGCATTGGCTGATATCATCACCGAAAAGGAGAATGAGATCGACAAGCTCACGGGCGATATCAAAAACCTTCAAGACCAACTGCAGGAAAGCCAACTTTTGAATGAAGAGCTCGGGGTGCAAAACCGCGCTCTGTCCGATAAGGTAAATGACCTTGAGAGTGAGCTTCGGGACACGCTGGATGCGCTGAACATGACCGAGACCAGACTCGATGAGGAGCTGAAGAACCTCGTCGAGAAGAACAAACAGCTGGAAATGACACAAAACTCCCACGTGCAGGTTGTTGCCACCATCGGCAAGGAGAATGCCCGCCTGACCAGAATGGTCTTGAAATTGGTAGAGCAGCTTCTGGGAGGAGATGAGGAACTGTGAAAGACAGATACCAACAATCCACCATAACATGGACGGGGGAAATTCCACCCCGAGAAAGGAGAAAAAACCGAATGAGATCAACAATATTCATTGTTATGTACTTTATATTCGCCATCGTTTTTGTGGGCTGCATAACAGCTGCGGCGGTCTTCTTTAACAAGAGCGGTCTGCTGTGGTGGTTTATACTGCCCACCATCACCACGTTCTTCGCGCTTATAAGCTGCGCCGGAAAGGAATGACCATGGCTGAGGACGTTAAGTATGTCTACCGCGGCGAGTCGTACACAAAGGGCGAGGCAGCCGTGATGACTATTTACGAAATACGTAGAGGACTCGAAGTGTTCATATGGCGCGGTTACCGTTATCCGAACAGCCCTATACTGCGCTGCTATCCCCATAAAGCCACCGCGTGCGGGATTGGAGATGGCATAAACCGCCCTATGTTTAGGATGCATGAAAACAAACTGGTTTCAGAAAGGAAATAAGCAATGACACCGATTATCATAATTACCGCCATCATTCTCAGCGCCTTGGTTGTTTCGGTTGTTATACTCATCAAATTACACAACGCAGCCTACAACCACGCTATCATTATTTTCGCCATTGCATGGCGCAAAAAAGACCGTTTGGAAGCGGAAGACTTCCAGCACATAAACGATGTGGATTGGTCTGATATGGAGGACTTAGAAAAAACCTGCTACCGCCTGACAGATTGGGGATACAAGCGAATACTTCCGAAAGAGAAATATGAACTGATAGAACCGTTCATCGACCGTAAGGCGGCTGTGAAAGAGTACCTTGAATGCATTAAACAACGTAACCACCCGTAAAACAAAAGATAATTGCGCGAGAATCGCCCTGAGCAACACCCAGCATTTGTCAATCGGGGCAGAACGCCCCCAAAAACGCCCCACAACGCACGAAGCGGAGCGGAGGCACAGAAACCAACCCGCAAACCGAAACGCCGCGCGAGGGGAGAATTTCAACCCCTCGGCGGCAGTTTGAGACAATATCACCTTGAACCCCCGGCAAATATGCTGTAGAATACACAGATAGAGACAAGTAAAGAAACAGATAGGAGGCAGAAAGATGCCGAAACGTATAATGTTCGCCCTCCAGAAAGGCGGAGTGGGAAAGACAAGCAGCACCGTGGTCGTAGCAGAAATACTCGCGGCTGCGGGATATAGGGTCCTTGTTGCGGACTTCGACTCTCAAGGCAATGCCACCAAGATTCTGACACAGGACAGCATATATAAATATTCCGGGAACACCATCATGGAAGCTATCCAGCAAAGGGACGCGGAACCGTACATCGTACCCATCAAGGACGGTCTCGACCTGATACCTGCAGAGGATAAGCTCGCCATGTTCAGCCGACACATCTACACCCATAAGATCGAGAACCCATACGGTGTACTGAAAAGGCTCCTGGAGCCGATAGAATCGGAGTATGACTTCGTCTTCATCGACGCCGGACCATCGCTGGGCGACCATATGATAAACGCCCTTGTGTACGTCGATGACGTCATCGTGCCGGTGGACATGGGAGACCTGGCGCTCGATGCGTTGGTGCGCTTCGTTGAATTCGTCGATGCCACGCGAGAGGAAGGTCACACGAACGCCGAGATAACGGGCATCCTCCTCACCATGAAGGACGGTAGGGAGACCCGATACGAGCGGGACGTTGCTGCCGGGCTCCGCGCCGAGTACGGGGAGCTCGTCATAGACACGGCCATCCATCGACGTGTCAAAATCAAAGAAATATCCGCAACAGGAATCAACCTAAACGAACCCGCCATGGAGGACTATTTCTCCCTCGTGGAGGAAATGATAGCGAGAATGAACCATAAGGAGGCAAGACCATGAGCAAAGAAAAGAAAGAGACAACGCAAGAGCGTCTTGAGCGCATGAAGCGTGAAAGAGAGGAAGCAGCAAAGAAGACGGGGAGCACAGACAGCAGCCTCATCGACCAGCTGACCCATACATCTGACGGAGAACCGAACTTCGCTGAGATCGCCCGGAAGCTGCGCGAACGCCAGGAGCAGGAGACCAAGGGTGAAAATGACGGATACGTCAAGATGACCATCTACATCCGCGAGGATATAGCCGACGCCTTCAGCTCGCTGGTCACCAAGCGCGGTCAGCAGAAAGAATTCGCCAATATCGCCTTTGCAGACTTTGTACAAAAGAAAATCCGTGAGCTCGGACTTGATAAATAAAAATCCTGCGAACGTAAAGAAAAACACACGAAATCGTGTGTTTTTTCTTATTTTACCGACAATTACCATCGAACATATGTGCTTTTGTGTGATAAAATCGAATTGTACCAAAATTATTAATACCTATCCTCCTTACAACGACCACTCAATGCGCACATCCCCGCCATTGATATGTATGCTGTCCACCAGCTGAAAGAGTAGAACCCGTCGACCTCGAATATCCGCATCATTCCATCCGAACGCAACATCACGGAGCACGGACCTCAAACCGTTTACATCGTATTGCTTCGGCACATCCACCCGAACTTCGGGCGCAACCTTCATTCTTTCGGCGTGAGCCTGCCCTATTCTATCAGCGACCTCGGAAACAGATGCAAGTGCGTCGTGCTGGAGCAAGTCCATGAGCCTGTTTATTTCTTCCGTCAGACGCTCAAACTCCCCGGACTTGGGACCAGCGACAGAGCTGCCAGCCATGGCGGCTCTTTTTTTTACAATCTCGTCGACCTGCGTCGGATCGGACGCAAGATGCAGCACCTTCGCCTCCACCATAGCGTCGAGCTCCTCCACGGGAATGTGCGGAGCCATGCACGACGGGTCTTTTATCATCTTCTTGTTCTTTTTCGCGCGGGAGTGGCACGAATATACCACCCTACCATTAGGACGCTTGTGAGGGAAATATCGCGCCCCACAGGACGCGCAGTAAATCAACCCTGTTAGTAGGTAGGCGCTGTCCCCGGAGGCTTCAGCGCGTTTCTGGCGAGCCCTACGAGCCTTCACGCGGCGGTCAACGTCCTCCGGCACGATAGCCGTATGACGCCCCCTGCTCAAAACACCATCGAAATGCACGGTACCGGCATAGAGCGGATTGTCAAGCACGTTCCCGACGGTCGACGTGTGCGACCAATCGCCGTGCTTGGTACGGTACCCATCCATCCGCCGGGAAATCTCCGTGACCGAGAAGCCGTCAGCAAAGAATCCGTAGACCATCCGCACCTGCTCCGCCTCTGCTGCATTCACGACCAATTCACCATCAACGTAGTCGTAGCCGATAGGGTCCGTTCCACCGCCATGCCAGAGCCCCTCTTCGGCGCGCCCGGCGCGTCCCATCAGAGTGCGCTCGGCAATCGTCTCGCGCTCCATTTGGGCGAAGACACTGAGGATGCCCACCATGGCGCGACCGTAGATCGTCGTTGTGTCGAATGATTCCTGCATCGAAACAAAATCCACACCGTTCGCCATGAAGACGTCTTCAATCAGATACAGCGTGTCCTTTTGGGAGCGGGACAGCCTGTCCAGCTTATAGACCAGGATGACATCATACTTCCCGGCGGCAATGCCATCCATCAAATTCACGAGTCCCGGTCTGTCCATGGTAGACCCGGAGTGTCCGGGGTCGACGAACAGCCCAGCGACAACCCACCCTTTGGCCTTGCAATAGGCTATGAGCCGTTCCTTTTGCAACGGGATCGAATACCCCTCATCCTGTTTTGACGTCGAAACCCTTACATATATCGCTACCCTTTTCATGTCCATCATCCTTTTTGCTTTTCGACCATTATCTCATATTTAGCAAAATAGACAGAGCAAAATCCTTGTTTTTGTGCAAAACAGAGAAAACAGAAAAAATGCAGAAAACCCCTTGATTTTCCCCAGAAAAGTGGTAAAATGTAGGCACAGAAGAAACACAGAAAACTCACAGCCCAAACCTGTAAGGAGGTGTAAAACATGAAAAAGCAGCTATACGTCGCATACGGTATCAACTTGAGCACTCTGCGAATGCGCTCCCTGAGCCCAACCGCCAAGCCCATCGCGAAGAGCTGGTTGCACGACTATCAGCTGACATTCCGCGGGCTGCCTTACGGAGCGCAAGCGACTATTGTTCCGGCTCCCGGCTATTCGGTACCGGTCGCCGTGTGGGAAATCACCGAGGACGATGAGAACCGCATGGACTTCTGGGAGAGAATCGACGGCGGCAACTACGAAAAGCAGCACATCGTTGTCGAGGTCGACGGAGAGATGAAAGAGGCTCTCGTCTACATTATGACCCCCAAAGACACCGAGGTTTACGGAATACCGTCCAACTCGCACATGGAGCTCATATTTGACGGATACAAAGACTTCAACTTTGACACAGAAATACTGATTGAAGCCATTGTCCGCGCACATCAAGAATCTATTTTGAAGGAGGCATAGAAATGTCATACAACCAAACGCGCCGAATCGATCCGCAGGGGCGGATTATGATTCCGAGCCACATCCGAAAGGAGCTGAACCTCGAACCCGGCTGCCTTGTGACCGTTGAGCTGGGCAACGACCGAACAATCAAAGTAAAGGTAGCGCAAGCAAGGTGCGCTATTTGCGGAAAGACCATACTCGGAAAGAGTGAATTCAAAATCTGCTCGGAATGCGCTAAGAGCATTGCGAACGCCGAGAAACAGCGAGGAGGAGACCATGGTAACGATTAAGAGAGGGGACCTCCTGGAAGCCACCGAGAAGGTCATAGCCCACCAAGTCAACTGCCAAGGCATAGCCGGAGGGCTTGCGGCGGACATATTCGCCAAGTGGCCTGATGCCGGGAACGACTACCGTCAAATTTGCCAGCGCCTCAACGGTATCGCCCTCGGAATGCCACAGCTCACAGGACAACAGAAAGACGGTCATATCATCGCTAACCTTTACGGACAGTTTAATCCCGGCGCGGACTACCGCCCCAACGCATTGAAAAACGCACTCGAATGCCTCGGAGAACTGGCACGTAAGAGCGGATGGAGCGTAGCCCTTCCGTATAAGCTCTCCTGCGGCGTCTGCGGCGGAGATTGGGAAGAAGTGCTGAGCATCATCGAAGAAACTATGGACGGCGTGGACGGCGTCATTTACCAAAGGGAGTGCGACCAATGATAATCCTGCCCGAGACCCACGAAGCATGGCTCCAAGAACGGAAATTCGGAATCGGAGCATCTGACGCGGCATCCCTGCTCGGAATGAGCAAGTGGAAGACCAATCAGCAGCTCTGGGAAGAGAAAGTCGGACTCCGAGAGTCGGAGGACATCTCCGACAAGCCATACGTACAGTACGGCCACGACGCAGAACCGCACATCCGAGCACTGTTCGCCCTCAACCACCCCGAGCTTGAGGTGAGCTACGAATCGCCCTACAAGATTATTCGGAACGACGAGCACCCGTTCATGTTCTGCACACCAGACGGAGAGCTGAGAGAGCTCCAGACGGGACGGAGGGGCGGGCTTGAGGTCAAGACCACCGAGATTCGGAACCCATCACAATGGGACGACTGGACTGACCGCATCCCCGACCAATATTACTGCCAAGTGATATGGCAGATGATAGCGAGCGGCTGGGAGTTTGTATGGCTTACCGCACTCATCAAATGGTACACGAAGGACGGAGAGCTTCGAATGAACTTCAGAGAATACCCAATCGAGAGGGATGAGGTACTGGAGGACATAAACCACACCAAATCCAAAGGGATCGACTTTTGGAAGTCGGTCGAAACCAAACAAAGACCGGCACTCAAACTGCCGTCTATATAAAATACACAAACAAGGAGAAACCACATGGAACTACGAATTCAACCCTACACCGCGCCCGAGCCGATTCAGTTCAACTACGAAGAGCTGAAGCAAATAATCACCCAGACCTCGGAGCGTTACGCAAACACCGTCTACACAAGCGACCAAATCCCAGAGGCTAAGGCTGACCGCGCAAAACTCAAACGCCTCCAGAAAGCGCTGAACGACGAGCGCATCAATCGCGAGAGGGAATACATGGCAGAGTTCAATGTATTCAAAGGGCAGATTAACGAGATCATCGGCATCATTGACACCGCCGTATCCAACGTCGACGGGCAGGTCAAGGCAAGCGAAGAACGCGACAAGCAGAAAAAGCGCGAAGACATCGAAGCATACTGGCAGGAACAGCTGGAGGCTGGTAAGGTCCCCACCGGCATTATCCTCAAACAGATAGCCAATGAAAAGTGGCTGAACGCCACATTCAAGATGAAGGCTATCCAGACCGAGATAGACGAACGCCTTGAGAAGATCGCCTCCGAGCTTGCGGTGATTGAAAATCTGCCCGCGTATGCCTTTGAAGCAAAAGAGACGTACCTTGACACCCTCGACCTCGGAAGAGCTATCCAAGAAGCCCACAGGCTCACAGAGCAGGCAGAAAAGCGCAAGGCGTGGGAAGCAGAGCAGGAACGCCGCAGAGCAGCCCAAGAGGCAGCCAGAGCCGCCCAGGAAGCCGCCAGAGCAACGGAAGCGGCGCGTCCGACCGTAAGCAACCCCGAGGTACAAAGTGCGCCTGTAGAGCCTGTAAAGTCCCAGGAAGAGCCCGAACTGACGGAGAACGTCTATGTCCTGCGCCTTGAGCTGCAGGTCACCAAGAATCAAGCAGCTATGCTGAAAGCCTTTCTGAACGAGAACGGCATCAACCACCATAAAATCTAACACCCAAACACAAGGAGGAACAACACCATGGCAGTAACAAACAGTATCGCAAAGAGACCCCAGAACAATGACAAGGTAGTCGAGTACAAGTGCGGTGAGGAGACCGTCAAGCTCTCCCCGTCCATTATCAGAAACTATCTGGTGAACGGCAGCGGCAACGTCAGCGACCAAGAGGTCGCCATGTTCCTGAACCTCTGCCGATTCCAGCACTTGAACCCCTTCCTTCGGGAGGCGTACCTCATCAAGTTCGGAAACCAGCCCGCCACCATCGTGACCGGTAAGGAAGCAATCACCAAGAGAGCTATGAGGAATCCGAAATACGCAGGACAGCAGGCAGGCATCGTTATCTTCCACAGCGATAGCGGAGAGCTGGAGCACCGCCCCGGCGCTCTCCTGATGCAAGGCGAGCAGCTCATCGGAGGATGGGCAAAGGTCTACGTCAAAGACTACGACGTGCCGATTGAAGCGGTCGTATCCTACGATGAATACGTCGGATTAACGAAAGACGGCGTCGTCAACAGCCAATGGGCAAAGAAACCCGCAACCATGATTCGTAAGGTCGCCCTGGTGCAAGCCCTGCGCGAAGCCTTCCCCGAAGACCTCGGCGGAATGTATGCGTCCGAGGAAGTCGGCGTAGACATCAACGAGACTGCCTTGGCGCCGGTGGAGATGCCGACGCAGACAGACACAACACAGGGGAATCCCTTCACACACGATTATTCCTACGATGAGCCCCCTGTTATAGAGGAGCTTGATAACTTCTAAACGACCAAAAATAGAGCCGGTGCCTTATGGCATTCGGCTCTTACCATGAAGAAAGGAAAGAATATGGAATACGAGAAGGTAAACACCCTTTTTGACTCGGACGAAGCCGAGTATGAGCATAAAAAAGAGCTATCAATTAACCTTCAGGGCGTGGCCTGTAGCATGATAAAACCCACACATGCCATTCCATGCCTGTTATGCGGGAAAGGCATTCCCAACGAACACCCGTGGCAATCAGGCCAAATTTGCAAAGAGTGCCAAAAGCTCTGGCAAGAGATAAAGGAAGAGAGGGAACATCATGGATAAATTCTTTACACAAAAAAACTGCGACAGATGCGGCGGATCGCTTGAATGCGGGCGCACCATGTCCATGTACAACAAAGACTGCATCTGCATGGCTTGCTACGAAAAAGAAAAACAGAGACCCGACTACAACGAAGCTGTCGAAACTGACCATGCGGAGATCAAACGCGGCAACTACAACTTTGAGGGCATCGGATATAGCCAGGACGGCGAAATCACCGCCGACGCCCAAGAGATAGAGCTCACCATGAAAGCCTATTCCAAAGAAGAGCTCGCAAGAAAGCACGTGCTCCTGACCAAAGACGTCATGCGAGTGGAAACTGAAAACAAGGCGCTGAAGACCGAACTGGCAAAGGCAACGCTCAAGCAGACACCGAAGAAGCCTGACTACGAGGGCGACGGATATGCAGACGGACACCTCGTATATGATATGGCATATTGCCCGGAATGCCGCCACGGATTCGAGGATAATATCAACGATTGGGGCAGCAAATACTGTCCCGACTGTGGCCAGGCGCTCGATTGGAAGGAAGATTGAACATATGAAAAGCCTTGAAGAATTGAAACGCACAGTCGGGTTGATGATTATGAAAATCGGCATAGATG